ACGGTTTCCTTCCGTTCTTCTCAGCTCGTTCCATCAAAGCATCGTACTTGTCCTTCTCAATTAATAAGTCATCATAATGAGTCCTGCGACACTTGAGCTCAATGTCCATATTCCAACGCTCGCTGTAACAATCGTGACGTGAGTATTGATCCTGGCTCTGCTCAAGGTCAGACATAAAACAAGCCTTTAGAATTAAAAAGAGCTTATCCTCTGTCATACTCATCGTATACCTTACGCAGCTCCGTTATCCAAGTCTTCCACGTCTTAGGACTGCAGCTACAAGGAATGTCAAACTTATGATTAAACACCCGTGCGTGAACCTCAGCAATCGGTCTCGTATACTTCTCGTCTACCTTGACCCCGTCAAACTGAGCATAAAACTCCTTAAGCATCTCGTACTCCTTCTCCTCTAAACATTCTGTATGCTTATAAGGAAAGATTTGGTTCAGCTTCTTCTTACGCTCGTCACACCCGCAGTCAATGCCTGTGGCCTCGCTAAACATCTCAACAGCTTTCTTGATACCTGTTGCTTCAGTGAATTGTTCAATAGTGTCACCCAAGCCCTTAGCCTTGGATTTCTTTGCGGTACTCTTGGTACTCTTCGTAGAGGTTTTCTCTGACATACTCCTTTGCTTTATTTAATGTTGTAAAAATGGTTCTTAAACTGATGGTGGTCTCCTTCTCAATATCTCGCATACTCATATCTGTAGTATGGTATAGCTCGAACATCTTATAGTCAAACCAATACATCTCTTTAGCACAATCCCAGACCCTGTCAATGAAATCCTCAAAGAGCTCATCGTCATCTCGGTCTATGCTTTCGCTATAGTCGTTATGCTCGTGGTAGGAATCTACATACATAACAAGGTCTGTACCCCGCTGCCACTTACGCACGAGGTTGCGTAGTGTCACCCACACAAATAATTTATTAGGCTCACCATTATAAAGGATGCGCTCTGGATCGTCAACGTACTTGTTAAGGCGTATGTACATCTCCTGCACAATGTCCTCAGCAAAGTCACCCGCCCCAAAGCTATAGGCCATCTTGACCCATTCCTTGTGATGGTTAGCAAGTAGTTTTAAGAGTATCATTCTCCTCTACCCTTGGTTGACCAAGTCACTACAATCGCCAAGACCCCGAAGCACAACTGCAGGGAGTGGTACTTGGGGTCTTGAAAGTCTTCATCAAATTCGGAGTTCCAATAATTGACTCCTACTATAAATCCAAATAGGGGGGCGGCATCTACGGCAAAATTCATTCTATAAGCTGTTTATGTTCTATTACTTTATCACTATGCTCCTCGAGCTTACTCTCCAAATAGTGTACCTCAGCACGCAGGCTGTCAATACGCTTTCTTAAAAAGATGTTCTCCTTAACAATAATCTGCTCAGGACTCAAAAAACTCTCATCCTCCTTCAGGCGCTGCATAATCATTAGCGACTGATTAAAGAACTCTATATACATAGAACTTGAGAAGGTATTCATCTCGTGGTTCTTAGTTGCGTGTATCACGGTTGCGTGATGGAGCTTTGTAGCTCTGGCAATTTCAAGCGTTGTGTACACGTCTCTTGCAGCCACCATAAATGCGTGGCGAGCAAGGACGTTCCTCTGCTCTCTGTTTACACCTATTTCGTTTGTCTTTAGGTATAATTCGTATTCTTTCTCTAATGCACTATAGCTTGGTCTCATTTTAAATACTCGTCTAATTCGTCTAACTGACTTTCGAACAATTTGACCCGTTCGGTTAGGTCGTAAATAGTTTGCTTCAGCCTTGCGTTCTCTGCTTGGGCTGAATAAATAATGTGCTGCGTCTGCTCCACCATATCAATGCAGGCATCAATAGCACCATAGACACTCACAGCATCTAAGAAGTCATCCATAGCCTCCTCGTTCTGTGGATCGTCAGGTTTCAAACGCATAGCTAAATCCATCAGCTGTGCATTCTTGCTGCGAAGCCATAAGAGGCTTAGGCTCTTATTGTTGCGAAAATCCCATCGAAACAAATCGTCTTCTCTCATCTTCTAATATAACATAGTTATGCACTAAAATGGCAGGTCTTCTTGTTTTTTATTCATTACAGGTAATAGCGGCTTTCCGTCTATCTCAAATCCTGTAGTCCCCTGGCGCATCCGTAAGCGGATGGGCTCATCCAATGGCGTTGGCTTACCTCCGCTTTCCGTCTCCTTTACCTTGAAGCAATGTATATGTGTGTACATCCATTCAGTAGGGTGGGCCGTGTACCTGTGTATACACCAGAAATCATCGGCCCTATTTCCCCACTTACCGCCTCCTTCAACGTCACCCACTCGAGGCGGTGCGGTAAGCCCCGCATACTCGTGTGTGCCCGTGTGCTTATTCCTTAAGGCGGTAGTTACTGCGTGAGTGTTGACCCATATACTAACCTTATACTGCTTGGCCCAATTCCTAAAAGCAGTGGCTACCTCGTAATCATACTCGTGTCCACCTAAGGCTTGGAACATCTTAGCCTCCTTCTTTAAGCTGTTATATGGATCGATGAGGAAGCCGTCAAAGTCATCTTTCTCATAGATGTCTGTAGCCTCTTCAATCAAGTCCTTATAGCTGTACATCTTCTTATCGCTGTCGATAATAATGAAATAGCGCATAATCATATCCATACACAGCTGCATCTCGTCCGACTCTATCTGATGTATGGATTTGCCTGAATAGAACTGAACGAGCTTTATGACAATGCTCTCAGGAGTGTTCTCACTTGAGAAGACTAACCACCTCATATTATTCTTTAAGCTCTGCATAAGCATCAAGTATAAAATGGTAGTAGTCTTACCCACATTGTTGTGGCCCAAGATAATGTTGAAGTTGCCCTTCTTAAATTTTAAATACTCATCTATCTTATGATGCCCAAAGTCATAGCCTTGCTTTACTTTGTTCATCCGTATCAAATCTACCCGACCTGTGATGTCGGCATAGCTCACTATTGACATATGTTTGGTTAATTAAAAAGGAGGGCTAATGCCCTCCCTTTGGTTGTAAACTAATTTAGAATGGTAGGTCATCAGCCTCTTGCACAGGGGCTGAGGTCTGTACAGGCTTAGCGCCCTGAGGCTTGCCCTCTAAGATATAGTTTACAAATGTATCCGCAACACGAATAACATCATTAGCGCTCGATTCAATAGAAGCACAAAACTCTGCCGCAGCCTTTATAGCTGTCTGTCTAATGATTAGTAAATCCTTGCTCGGTGCTACTCCCCCTGAAGGGACAGACACCTGAGCAGGTGCATTCGTTACCTGACCATCGTATTGCGGATTAGCAGGTTTGATTTTATACCAAGTCTTGCCCGTCTTGCTTTGCTTAGCTTCGTCTATGTAATGGGCCTGCTGACCCAATACGAACTTGTCTTGGTTCTCACTTGTTGACGTGTAGAGGCCAGAGTCCCCATTGTCAAACTTTACTCCATAGGTGTACATCATTCCGTACTGACCTTGTCTTGGCTCGCCTACAGGCTTCACCTCTTTTACTACTGCTGTTTTCATAGCATCTCTTTTTTGATTATTAAACTGATTCGAAATTAACAAAATTATTCATATGTCCTAATATATTCGCAATAGGATTCGATACCCTCTCGACACCAAACACAAAATGACACAGGTAACATACCAAAAAGACCGTGTATCATATCGTCATCTTGACTGCCACAGATCGAGCACTTTTCATTTTCAACCATACATTATTGGCTTAAGCCTTAAAGCTATCTCTTTAACTACATCAACACTTACCGCATTGCCACACTGACTATAGCGTTGGCCAATGCTTATTCTTTTGATCCCATCCTCATACAGTCCAAACTCTGTATGGTTATCAGGGAAGCCCTGAAGACGTTCACACTCTATAGCGGTTAATCTTCTGAGTCTATAATCTTGTGAAGGGAGTTGACGTTCACCAACGTAACTTCCTTGCGCATCGTTTCCGTATACTCGTAAGATTGTATTGGTGTATGCTTGTTGTCTTTGTAAGTCATAAGTCTTTCTTGACTCTTCTGTGATAGGAAATACTCCTCCCCAATCTCCTGGGGAGGTTGCAAGATGTCCAACAAGGTAGACTCGCTCTCTATTTTGGGGTAGAAACCACGATGTATTAAGCAGTTGCCATTCAAGTCTATAGCCCCCAAGGTCAATAAAGGCTTGGAGGATTGCCGCAAAATCTGCCCCATCGTTTGAGGAGAATGTCCCCTTAACATTTTCCCAAATAAAAACTCTTGGTCTGCATTCTCTGATAAGCCGTATTGCTTCAGCAATAAGACTGCTTCGGTCTCCTTCGAGACCCCTGCGAGCTCCAGCCTGACTAAAGTCTTGGCAAGGACTTCCAAAAGTGATAAGGTCGATGGCGGGGAGGTCTGCTCCCCGAACATCTCCAACTGCTCCGACATATGTGCTGTTTTTAAATTGGTGCTGATACACTGCAATGGCGTGCTTATCTACCTCACTGAAGTAAGAGGTGACCTCATATCCTGCTCGACTGAAACCAAGATGAAAGCCCCCTATACCTGAAAATAAATCTAATGCCCTAATCTTCATTGCTCAGCTGTGCGTCTCTTAATCTAATTTCAACCTCACAATAATTCTTCTCAACCGTTGGGTCAAACGTGATAGTAAGCCTGTCGTAATACTTACGGCTGTCATCAGGAATCCATCCGTGATCCACGAGAGTATCAGCAACAAATTTTGACACCAAAACATTATTGTCCACATCATAACGAGTATTGTACCGAATAAGGATAGAACAACCCGTTGCAGTATGGTGGTCATAACGAGCCAATTCTGACTCAACTTCTTTTTTATATTCATCTTTGATTCGTTTTCTATACGTCCAATGCTTACCCGCATACAGACTATTTAGACTTATAGTTTTTCTTAATTTCAGCTGAAGTGTCAAGGTATTGCTCATAGGCTATGTATTCTAATTCTTTCTCTAAATGGTCAATAGCCTTTTGAATATCCTGCTCCTTGGGGTTGCCAGGCTTCTTCCCTGCTCGAAGCAGGTAAGCAATGGCAACACCCAAATTGTAGCTGTCACGCTGAAAGTCCATACAAACATCAAAGGCCTCAATGTCTTTATACTTTCCTAAATAATAACTTGGTGTCCGCTTCAGGTTGGTGGTATTTGGCGAGCTGTGAGCTGTTCGCTCTTGACCACAATCGTCTGTCATCGTAGAATCCGAAGTGGAGGTAAAAGTGGTTGTATATGGTGATTTCATTGATTTCATATTCTTCGGGATAATTAGTTGCCTTCTTGAGTTCCTCGTAAATCTTCATCGCTCTCTTTAAATGCTTTAAATAAATCCATAGCGCCCTGAGCGCTGATTCCTTTCATAGAATAATCTCTAATGATAAACTCCCTTAAGAGTCGTACTTCATCTGCAAGGGCATCGATGCGAGCCTCACACATATCAATGTAAGTGTCTTTTGCTGACATAGCTTTAAAATTTAGTGTGGTGAATATAAATAAAAAAAGCCACCTTTTTAGGGTGGCTGTTAATTAGGTCTTAGCCTAATTCGATGTTGTATTGGTTAGCTACTTTCTTTAGTAGAATCTCTGTGTAGTATTGTTGGTCTGATGACATTTGCATCGTAGCACCTGTACCCCACAGATAGTTTATAGCTTCCATACATTCTTTCTTAGATACTTGATTTCTCATTGTATTGTTTTTTAAGGTGGTTATTATTCGTTATTACTAATCTCTTTAATGGCTTCGCCTCCATACTCTAAGGCAAATGACTTAGCTTCATTAAAGTCTTTAGCTGAGACGATAAAAAACTCTCCGTGCTCAATACATAAATAATCTTTCATAGCATTTTTCTTTTTTGGTTATACCCAAATATACAAAAAAATCTAATGTGTACAAGTGTGTGTAAAAAAAAACACCTAATGGCTTGGTGATAACCCGCCAAAGGTGCTTTTTACTTTAGAGTACTATAGAGTATATATATATCCCCCTAAAGGGAGATATATATACTCTTATATTACTTTAGAGTCCCACGCTTGTCTATGGTGCGTACTGCGAAGTACCCACCGACAACCGTTACACTCAACATATTCCAGAGGTTGATCCAGGCGGAGTCAACCTGTACCCATCCCATACCATCAAAGAAAGTCATAAACACCAAAAACGATACGACCACCACTAAGGTTAAAGGTCGAACGTTTTTGCTTAACCAACTATCGCTTGACATATCTGCTGACCAACGGCTGCTTATCTCAGCTTCAATAGAAGCCTTTATAGCAGCTTTCTCCTCAGGAGTGGATACATACCTATCTACGACATTAGAAACGGCCTCTATCGTCTCCTTTGCGCCTTTTCCTATTATCTTGTTTAGTAGTGGGTTCATTACAATTCCGTTTACAGGTACATTCCTTGGGTTCAGTTACACACCACTTAACTGCCACAGGCCTCACATTCAGGGTTGTCTATAGAACAAGCCTTGTCGTTTGCAGTGTCAGTTGTTAGCTCATTAACAAAGTCCTCAAAGTCATTTGAGAACCCAAAGTCAGTGTCATTCATTAACGTATATTTTTTAGTCTTTCGTTTTCCTTAGTCAAGAAGTGAACCTCCGTGCGTAGAGCGTGTACCTCAGCTGTCAAAGCCAATACCTTTTCATTGCTCTCAGTAAGCAAATCTTCCAATCGCTGTACACGATGTTTAAGGTCATCACGATAGGCAAAGTCCTCCTCACGATCCATCTCTTTCTCTTGCTGCTTTGCCTTAAGTCTTGCCTCCCAAAACTTCCAAGCTGCCCCAGAGGTGAGTGCGGCTATCACCGCTATAATTATACCTTGTTGTTCCATTGCTTATGCCAAAATTCACTATGCACTCTCTTAACACTACTCAATGACGATAGCCATAAGACCACCCATCCCCAATGGCTTGCAGAGCTGTTAAGATAACCCCCCAAAACATAAAACGTAACCGTTGTGGTGAAAACCGTGAAGGACAGCAATGAAGCGGTCTTTCGTAGTTTGATGTCCTGACGGGCCACAGCAAACAACTGAAAGCCGCCAACCAATAAACCATAGATTTGATACACAGGTATCCAACCCAATTCTATAATAGTCGCAGGGAGTAATAAGATGAAGTTTAACATCCCCAACATTATTTCCGTAGGCTGACTATCGGCATAGAGGAATATCTCCTTTAGATTGTTTAAGCAACGCTTTACCATT